TTATCAGCATTCTCTACTAGCTCTCTAACTCCGTCATTATTGCCAGAAATACAAAACATATTGATCTTGTGCAGGAAAGCCTCATATTGGGCCACTTTTTGCTTAAGCGTCGGATTTTTCATATTATCGATTATAGCGGTCTTTTCGTACAATGTCAAGCCTATCTTTTAGCCAGGCGTACAATGCCCAATGGTAATGTGTATAATTCGGATCCCCCTCGTAATGAAAGAAAGCGTGCCCAATGTCAAAATAAACATCAGCCGCGATTTTATTCTTTAATCCTTTTATATTTTTTACATTAAAATTATTTAAATTTACAGCGCCATCCATGCCGAAATCCCAAGTATAATACGCAACTTTAGCTTTTCGGTCTACATAATATACGTCAACATATATTGGCTCTTTGCAGGTCACTAATCCAATTTCGACAAAGTGCTTTTTAAGATAGAGTTTCACGTTTTACAAGTTCTCCTTTTTCGTTATACATATAATCTTCAATCAAATTACCAACAACTTCTAAAGAGTCAAATGAAATATCAGCAAATAAATCATAGCCTTCTTGTACTTCTACTACATATGAACAATAATCGTTCATATACCTGACAATTCCTATATCTTCTTTGGTGTCTGTTTTAAATGTAACAACATCGTCCTCGTATATTTCTTTCATGTTCTTATCCCAAATACCAATAAACTGATAAATGCGTTCGTAAGCGAGTTTATAATCGGATACTGTAATATTCCAAAGATCAAAGTAATCAAACTTCTTTTCTTTATAGTCCCAAACTCTAAATTTTTTATTATTCATTTTAATTATTGATTTTTTTTAGCAACCTGTCAACTTCTTTAGTTCGTTCAATCTTAATCTTTTGCAGTTGTTCGATAAGATAGTCAGCGCCTTGAATTTCTCTATACAAATCGTTCAAGTCCAGGACTTTTTCATGATGATCAGAGTTAATAAAAAATTTAGGCTCTGTATAGTTATCGTTTGCAATTTCGTGAAGGGTCGTGTCGAGCAGGTCGAGTATGCCTACTTTTGTCTCTTTTGAAATTTTGATTTTGCCAGGTTGCTTATATGCTGTATTCATTGTGGTACTAATATTAAAGAATATTTCTGGAAACGTCAATCTTTTTTTACATCTTCTCCAAAAATTAATTTGTGCAATTTATCCAAACCCTCTTGATGAACATCCCATTCTTTTTTAAGACCCAAGCAATAGCAAATCTTTTCTGCTAGAGGATAAAGAAAGTCTTGTTCGTATTTCAAGTATACATAAAGATAATGAGGCTTTCTAGTCTTAAACAATCTCATTGCCCACATGATTATATTTGCAATAAATTCAGAAAGTCTGAATAAACCACCTACAATTACAATACTAACTATTTTTTGTTTGAGTGTCATTTAGATATCCCTTATAGACATTCCAACAATCGTTCCATCCTTATTATATTCTGGAAATGTCGGTGCTTTCATTCCTGGTTCGTAATTTAAATTTTCAAACATATCTATTTCTTTCTTTCCTAATTCATTCCAAAATTCCAATACTTTTGTGAGCGTTTTATAATCAACCCCGTATATCATTTTATACCTGTGGGATAATTCATAAAATGCACAAAATACTTCATCTATTTCCGTTTGTGAAGGGATTTTATACATATTAAGGACTTGTTGTGTTTGGAATTGGATTGCTGGTGCTTAGAGGTTTTTGCCACATTGGATCTCTTCGTATACCAATTTTTGCAAAATCTTCATCAAACTTAGCTTTCTTTTCTCTCCATTTTTTCTGTTTTAGCCATTCGTTATTTTCTGGACTGAGATGATATTCTCCAAAAGAATTCCAATCTTCTTCTGTCATTTTTTGATCAACTTCATCAAAGAAGATCATTTCATCTTCGCTTGTGGTTTTTAAAGGCACTGCTTCATCTGGATAGTTATATTTTGCGGTAACTTCAATATTATTAGAAGCAAGTGTTCTTAAAAAGTCATCATATTTTTTAAGAATTAGAAATGAATTACCACCAGCATTCATAAGAGCTTCACCAAGTTGCATGAAGTTTTTTAGATAAAGATCTGAGTTTTCTTGTTTTGTTAGTATAGGTTTGATATCAGGAATAAAAGGACGTGGAGGCGGAACGGGACTAGTAGGAGGAACATAACTTCCATTCGATGGGTTTAATGGCTTAATAATGTTATTCATTTGTTATATTATTCCTCCCACTTTCCAAGTGTTTTTAGAAATGCCTCTGCGCGTTGACGGGCGGTTGCTCGGTTCATCTTCCATGTATCGTTATACATGCTATCTGGGTTGCAAACGGAGTAGAGGTTATCTAAATATTTTTCCTGTAAAGATTCCGCAAGCGTTTCCTCTGCTTCGCGCATCGCGTTGAGGTCGTTGCAGTAATCGGGAATGACTTTAACTGTAGCGGAGGACGGCCATGAAATTCGGCGTTGTTTTGCTGCTTTAGGAGTAAAGAAGCCAGTCTTCCACGCCTCTGGACGATCTTTGTAGCCGTGCGGGTTTTGAATTACATCCAACCCACAGGCTTCTGCAATAGCGATATTCATTTTTAAAATTTGAGGTTTCGCGTGAACTGAGTCTTTTGCTTTGCGTTTTCCCACAAAACAGTTGAAGTAATGCGTGATTATTTCACATTGTTCTGCTGTTAATTTTCGTTCGAAGGGTGTGTGAGAGATAATGCTTTTTGTGGCTACATGATACCGAAAACTCATTCTTCGCTTCTTGTTATCAAAGCGAATGTGAAAGATATACTCTGTTATCGTTCGTTCATCATCAGCAAAAACGGGAGTTGCGCTGCCAAAGGCAATCTTGTTTCTTTTCTTCATAAGATTTTCCCTTCTCCAAGGCATTTTGCATTTATTAGTTTTTCGTTTGTCATGTGATAGATATTAGAGATTGTTTGAGGGAACGTCAAGATTTTTCTTAGCAAAAGCCATAGTAGAACCATCAGAATGTTTTACTAAAAATTTTCCGTTCTTGTATTGCTTCTGTACAGTACAAACCTGTCCAATATATTTTCTATATTCTTTAGTCATATATAAATCATTATTTCGATTAACAATAACATCTTGTTGTTCTGTAATAATTTTTTCCATTTTGCTTATCTAATCCAATCAGAAATATCCCAATAACTTTCAAACCCCATAAAATATTCTCCTCTGTTCCAAAATTGAAATTGTAAACAACCAACCATGATAATAAAACAACATCCATTTAATTTTGGCGAAAGTATCTCAAACCCTAGTCCAAAACTTCTAACAAGCTTAAATGTAAATTTATACGTCTTTATCATTAGTTTTTTTATTCAAAAATTCACAATCACTCAACCAACAATCACAAACCAAACATTCTCCATTGTGATCTGGATTACAAGGCAATTGAAAAATATTTCCAACTACTTCAAAGTATTTCATATAATCCATTAGGTCTTCAAATGTTTCAAAAGCATTCTTAGTTCTAACTCCAAATGATGCTCTGTCTTCAAGCCATATAACTTCACCAAAAAAGTCTACTTTTCCAGTATAGCTAGATCTTACTCTGTCACCTTCATAGATTGGTTTTTTATTCTTATCGTAGAGTTCGGTAAATTGCTGAAAGACTATCTCATCAAATTTAGCAACATCATAATAATGAGCTTCTCTATAAGCATCATAACCAATTTTCTCTAACTCAAAATCAATGCTTCTCAAATCCACAAAACGTTTTTCAATTTTGTGCCAGACTCTATAATTTGGGATTCTGTTCATTGTTTTAAAAGTTCACTATTTTCGAAAACATTTCCGATTACTTTAATTTTCATTTTATAGACGTAATTGACAAGATCATGCAAATATGCATAAACGAACGTTCCTTCCTCGGAATTACCAGTAACTACAAAAGCATCGTGATAAAATATATTCGCAATGCATTTTTTGTCATTTCTTTCAAATTCTATAATATCACCCTCCCAAATTTCGTTTCGGTCTATGTCTTTTATACCAGTATATTGCTGAACAACATATTCGTCGCCACCAGAACCATTCTGAAGGTTTTGAAATTGTCCATTCAAAGTAAGAACATAATGTCCTTGATATCCTTTGTCTGGATAGGTGAATTGTTTTGCTAGTTTGTCCCAAGCTCGGAATTTAAGAATTCTGTTGTTCATTTAAAAATTTCTTTCTGTCTTCTCTTTCTTTAATAGCTTTTTCCACTACTTCTTTAAGTTGAGGATTTGTTTTCAAAAACTTTTCTTTATTAAACTCTGGATGATTCACTATAAGATCAATAGCACTTTGCACAAATTCTGGATTCATTGTTTGTATTTTTTTCTCTCTAGTCTAACTTCTTTTCTCTCCATGTCAAGCTTTTTGATTTGTTCTTCAATTTTTTTGTTTCTACGCTTTCCAAAATCAAAACTATAAGCTCCGAAAGGAATTGCTGTATTTTGTAACTTTGTAATCTCTCTATCCAACTTTTGCAATTTTTTAAAAATGGTCGAAGAAGCACGACTCGAACGTGCGCCACTCATGCGTCCATGGTTGTTCTTTCCTCCTAAACTATTCTTCGAAATTTTCATCTTAGTCTCAACTTACAAATTTCTTCTAAAGCCACATCATACAACATGTTTTTTGCTGCTAAAGCTGATAATACGTATTCCTTTTCCTTTTTAAGTTCATTCACACTTTCGCACAACGTATCCACAATATCTTTAATAGTTTGAAAACTACCAATAGAATCTTCTTTTATTTCAATTTCTGGTAATGTGGTTTCTGCTTTTTCTTTAATATAAACAAACGTCAAAGCTGCGTCCTTTAAAAGAGCATTAAAATTATTTTTTTCTTGTATTTTGTTATTCATAGTACATTTTTTCACTTAAAGTTTAAATTGCTTATCGTTTCCAAAATGTATTGAACAAAGAATATCTACGCAACCATGAATTTCTGTCATCATATTTGGGTGCGGGAAACTGGATATTGAAGATGACCTAAAGAAACTTTCTGGCCAATCTGAACCAGTAGAAATAGTACGAATTGGTTCCAATGTTTCAGAGTCTTTTATTGTAATTTCAACAAAGTATCTTTTTTCTTTCACGATATTTTTTTTAATAATATTAAAATTTTCTTCATCCCAAACATACTTTGTGTCTTCTGGATTTCTCATATTTTACAATGACAATATACAATAAATAAAACCAACAGTCAAGAACAAAGTGATAACCATATAAGAAACCAATGCTTTTTTAATTTCATGAATTTCTTTCTTAGACTCCTGATCGTTTTTTGTAATTTTTTCAAGTAAAACAAGCGAGTCTTCGTCAATCTTTCTGCATCTTGCTAGCATTGTTTCGAGTAGAGTATTATTACGAATTTCTGCTTCTGTTCTCAACTCAGCTATATCTTGTTTTCTTGCATTAGTTTCTTGTCGAAACTTATCAATTGCTCCAGGTACACTTTCTATAGAAATTCCAGCATAACCAATTATATTGGTGTCAGTTGAAATATAATTTGGATTATTGTTTATTTGGTCTGTAGTTTTGTTTAATTTGTCAATTAAGTCCATATAGTCAGTATAAAATTATTCAAACATTCTAAGAACTGATTGTTTAAAATCAGCTACCGCTTCCTCTGAAACTGTTTTAACTTCTTTTGTAATCAGTTCAGCTAACCATGATGGTACTTTTACTTCCTTAATGTTTCTATCATTGTATTCGTCTTTAGAATTGTCGTAATATGTAATTAAAGAATAACTATCATTGATAATTGCAGATACTGCTTTTTTTGGAAGTTCAATGAAATTTTTATTTTTCATATAACCAATATAAAATTATTAGTAGGAAATGTCAAGCCAATTTGTATCATCTGGCATTTTTTCTACATTTACTCCAGCTTCTTTGGATTTTTCTATAATGTTATGTAAAACTCCATAACCATATGTAGTAGAACCATAACGATTTTCGTTACAGGCATAAACAGAACCAGAATAACCTTCAAATAAATAGAAATTTTCTTCTTTTGTAACTTTTGTAATTCCGCTATTTAGTTTCCATGAATCTCCGTCCAAATATCCACCGTGCCAACAAGCAAATACTTTATAGGTTAAAGGAAATTTTTCTCCTTCGATTTTAACAACTAGCCATTTATCGGGACAATACTGAGTCATAATTAAAAATGGTCTGGAATGTTTCTAATAGCCTGATCAAGCTTCTTATATAAATTTGGAATTTTTGTTTCGTTTTGTTTTTCTTCGGTGTAAAGTTTACCATCAAACCAAATTTTACCAGTAGAGTCTTTTATTTCAATTTTATGAAATATAGTTTCATTTTGAAACATTCTGTAAATTTTTGTTGTTAGTTCGTCGTTCATAAAAGTGTTTTATAATCTTCAAAAATTTTAATTAAACCTATTGCGCTTTCTCCAACTAGATTTTTCAAAGTTAAAATACTATCTCTACTAACTGGATTTGAAATGACCTTTGTATCTATTTCACATTTATTTTCTTTCCCGCTCTGTTCTTCAGTAACAATAACTTGAATTTTGTAATTAGATGTTAAAACTGAAGGAAAGTCTTCAAGCATGGCTTTAACTTCGTTTTTTGTTTTTTCTATTTGTTCTTCATTCATAAAAATTAATTGTTCATTTTCTCATGTTTTCGATACACCTCTAAACAATATTGTTTTTTGTTATTATAATATTCGATTAAAATCATACAAAGTGCTTGTTGAATATTCAGTCCTTTACTGGTAAAAGGTAGCAGCAATCTTTCAATATCTAGAAGATCATTTTCACATTTTTCTAGTTGATCTAATCTATTTTTTGTAACGTTTATGTTTATTGTATCATTCATAATTTTGATTCCTTTTTTATTTCTCTCAAACCGTTATTATAAAGTTCCACCAATGCATTATCTCCAGTCATAGCACCAATGTCTTGAATTGTATTTGTATTTGTTTTTGCTTCGTGCAATTTAACTCCGACTTCATTAGAAATTGTCAGAGTTATATTATAGTTTTCAGGTATTGTTTCTATTTTCATTTTACTAATTGAATAAGTGGTGGTTTCTCTATTTCTTTTATAGTCGATTCTATAAGTTTTCTAAGAATATCTATTTTGGATTCTTGAATCATATCAAAAGGTAAGGTTAAGACTGGGCCTTTTTGTGTATCAGTGTCAATTATTTTGATTTGAATATCGTATTTTTTCATTTGTCTTGAATTGTATTTGTATTTGTTTTTGCTTCGTGCAATTTAACTCCGACTTCATTAGAAATTGTCAGAGTTATATTATAGTTTTCGTTTATTGTTTCTATTTTCATTGTTTATTAAAAAGGGTTCTCACTAAATCACAAAGATAGGCAATAGGAGCAGTTATCAAAATTAAAGTTCCCAACCAAATCCAAAAAGAGGAGAATATAAATTGTAGTACTTGTAGCATATTAATTTTCTATAATACATTCATCTTCTTTACATTTGTCTGGAGAAAGATATAAAGAAATTGTTTGATCTCCATTAACCCATTTCCCGAATAACACAGGAAATTCTAAACTGTTTTCATTATTTTCGACTTTAAATTTTGATGACATTTGAATGTACTTGTAAATTTTTAGACCGCAATACATAGTATGAAAATTTCCACCATATTTTTCATCAAAACTGTTTGTGATATACAAAAAATCATCAAGTTTCTTAATAATTTCACTAGGAGTTAGTGTAGATATATTTTCTATTATATTTTCTAGTTCGTATGTTATTTTCATAATTTTAATTTTCTATAATATCAAACCAAGTTAATTCTACTTCTTCGTTTGTTTCTTCCAGAATAACACCAGTTGAAGAAGATGCAACAGAGATTTGTTTAACTGTATAAACTTGTCCAGAGACTAGCTTCTTTGCATTCTCAATTCTATTAGTAAACCAATGCATGGTAGATTCTCTAAACCTAATCTTGTCTCCAACTTTGGTGTTTTGGTATGTTGCGTATTTTTTAGGTATCATTCTAATATATGTCCTCTAAAAAAATAACGCAATTTTGGATTTTTTCCAATTCTATCTATTGGCGAAAAATTATCTTTAAATGTAATAAGAAGATCTCTTGTTTCTATTGGACCAATAGGCTCAGAAACAACTCGACAGAGAATACAATAAACTATGTATTTTTTCCCATTTAAATGGTCTTTCAAATCTTTCAAAGAATTGTATTCAGATGTAGAGCAAACTTCCACTTTCCCGTTATAACTAAATACTGGGCCTAACCCAAATACTTCAGCGTTCTTGATGATTTCATAATCAAAAATATATTCACCCACATAATCAACTTGGGGTTCTTTTATAAATTCTAACCATTCTTCAACATTCTTTGTAACCATCGTATCTTCTAGTTCTTCTTTTGGAAGAAAGGTAGATTCAATTTCTTCTAGTTCTTTTGTTACTATACCTGTTAGTGTTTCTATTTCTGTATTCATTTAGTTTATTTCTTTTCTTAATTGTGCTATCTCTTCTTTGAGCTTTTTATTCTCAAGAATAAGATCTGTAATGACATCGTGTTGAGCTATAACAACAGGATTTTTAGTATGCTTTTTAAGCACACCTCTTTTCACATAGAAATCCAAAGTTTCTTCTGAATATTCATTAATCAAATGCCCTTTGTCTTTAAACTTTTTCATCTCTTGCGAATAGAATGTTTTGTTTTCTTCATCATAAACAAAAAGTTCTCCGTCATCAATTCTTTCGTAAAATGTATTCATGTTAATTCGGGATGTTCAAATTTGTTCAAAAGTTCTTGGATTTTTATAAAATTTTGTTATTCTTTTTAGAATTACAACTTCTACACATCGGTTGTATATTTTCAATAAAATCACTACCGCCCTTAGATAAAGGAATAATGTGATCTTTTGTCAAAGATACCATATTTCCACAAGAAACGCAACAATTGTTATAAGAATTTTTTAAATCTTCCCATTCTTGTAGTGTGTGACTTCCGATAGCACCTTTCTCTCTAGCGTATCTTCTAGCCTTTAAATGCGCTATTACATCTGGATACTTATCACAATATCTTTTGTGATAAACTTGTCTACTTTCTCCTTCTTTTCTAATTCCTTTATATGCTGGATAATCATGGGGTTTATACCACTTTTTTTTATATAGAACAAAACAATTCATGCTACAAAAATGTCTTTTTTTTCTTTTATATGATGAAGGTTTATCATGACAAACTTTTGAACAAAAGTCACATTCAAATTTTATTTTTTTACTTAATGCTTTTGATATTTTGTCTCTAGTTTCTTTGGATGGCACATGTCCTTTTTGAAATCCTTTTTTTCCTTTCATTTTAATATCTCCTCGTTTTAAATATTTATACTTAAAACACGAAGATATTGAAATTATTTTTATAACATATTACTATTTTCGAATTTATTCCCAATTACCTTGACTTCACAATAGTCGTTCAAATGTGGCAACCAAAAAAAGCTAAGAGTTCCTTCGTGTTTAATAAATTTTGCCAAATATGCTCCTTCAACAAATTGAATCTCTGCTCTATGCAAGCCTTCTCTGTCTTTTCTTTTTAATTCAATTATGTCGCCTTCCCATATTTCATTTCCAAAATCATCCTTTAATCCTGTATATTGAGAAGGAACTAAAATCCTCCATTCTCTTTCATCAAACAATTCATCAACAAGTCCGTTATATTTGTATTGTTGCACAAATGCTTTTCCCTGCGGACTCCAGAAACGGAACTTTATGCTTCTCATCTTGCTTCTATAAGAACTCGGATTTGTTCTGGTGTCCAGTTCTTTTCAATAGCTTCCTTAATAAGTTCTGCTCTCTTGTTTTTGTTTTCGATTTCTGTTTTAATCAAAAAAGTAAAAAAAGCAAACGAGCAAACTATCATAAATATACAAGCCGCAATAAATGGATCAATTTTTTGTAACATAATTATTTTTGAATTAAAGTGTCATAATTTTTATTAATATTTTGTAGATAATCGAAAAAATCATCAACTCCATCGTTTTCGTTATCTACATTGTAGATGTAATCAAAAAGAAAGTCTTTACCTTCTTCTGTTAAGTTCAATCCTTTAGACAATCTTTCAAAGTAATCATCTTGTACATCTTTAAGTTTATTAAAGAACATTTTTACTTCGTAAATTGCGTCTTCTGGATGTTTTCCTTCTGGTGTGTATGGTTGTGTATAATCACTCATGATCTTCAATTGTATATGTTGTTTTTATTTTTACAATCTCAAATTCCAAAAAATTTTCTTTACCGTAATTTGGAGTGTTATTAAATACGCTTCTTTCTAATAAGCTTTCTAAATAATATCTATTTGATACAATTAAACAATCTTTAAAATATACTAATTTTATAATCGTTACAGTTAATTCTAAATCGTCGTTTTTTAAACTAACCCATTTTTGAGTAGGTTTGTGGTGAATTGCGTACTTGTATTCTTCAAATGTTTCATTCATAATTTTTTAATTCTATATTTCCTCTATCATCTATCAAAGCGTAGGTGATCGGTAAATCACATTGGGAACCTAAATTAACACATTCTATCCCACCAACATAATATTGTTTAGGGACGTGTGTATGACCAAAACAAACAGCATCATATTTGTTATTATAGCAATATTGAGCAATTCTAACTGTCAAATCATGTGCCGCCCCATGCCATGTTTTGATCTTTGTTTTAAGTTTTCTTGTGAGTTTTTGTTTTTTATCTAGCTTTTGTAAGATATAATACACCCCTGAAGCTAGTTCAGTTAAGAAAGGTTTTGCTGTAATAAAGAAATCAAATTTGTCTCCATGAGTAAACAAAATTCTTTTCTTATTAATTTCTTGTGCATATTCATCTACAAATTCAAATCCAAGAAGTGCTGAAATGGTTTCCAAATCTTTATCGTGGTTTCCTTTAATGAAGATACACTTTTTATCTTTCGATATCTTTCTTAATGTAGAGAGAACCTTCCATTGTTTCTTACAAAGCCTATGAATATTGTAGCTGTCCAATAAGTCTCCACATATTACCAGAGTATCATAAGTCTCATTTTCTAATAAATGTAGAGTTAAACTTGCTTGGCATATTGGACTTCCTAAGTGAATATCGGATAGTGCTAAAATCATATTATTGTTTTCCGTATTTGCTCCAAAGAATTAACATGATGACAGACGATAACAAACCACCCAATGCACAAACAAAAACCCAAATGTTATTGCTTCCAAATGTTGCATATACTATAGAAAATATGTGACCTGAAACTACTAACCCCAAAGAACCAGCCGATATGTCTTTAGCTGATTTGGTTTTATACGTTTTAATTATTTGTGGTACTGTACAAATCAAATAACAAAAGGTCATTAACAATCCAGATACTTGGTATATTAGTTCTTTAATCATATATTCCAAGTTTTAGTAGAAATATTATCTCCGCAACTTTCACAACGATGATCATCATATTCCCAATCATCAGGTTGGAACAATTTCACCACATCAGGGAAGAGTATTGTATTATCGTTAATACCTTCTTTTACCTTAACAAAAAGGTAATTTAGAATTTTATCAATTTCTTCATTTGATAATTCCGATACTGATTTATCATTTACCGAAAAATCAAATGCGGTACATCCTGTTGTTTCTATAAATTTGTATTTAGTTTCGTTTTCCATGAGTTTCTTGCATTTCCTTCTCTGTAATTTGTTCTAGTTCTTGCATGTCTAATTTACTTTGTTCTTGTATATAATAACTAAAAGCAAAAGCAGATAATACCAACGTAAGAATAACCAAAAAGAATAGAATTTTTTCAAGAATTTCATTCAAAATCTTCATATTCTTTTGCTCCTTCAGCAGCTTCTTTATATAGAGAAGGGCCGATTACAACCAAGGGATCTACTTTAGCTAATTCATATACATGAAGAACTGTACCGTAAAGTTTTCTAGCTAGTTTTTTTAGTTCATCATTTTTAACAAGAGTTTCTGCAAGTTTCATACGAAGCTCTACTGCGTTATTATGTTCTTCTGTGCCATCTTCTTCAATTGCTATAAGTTGTTCTTCCAGCTTTTGATTAAGTATTCCAACAGGTTCGCATGTATAGCAACATCCTTGAAATCCGTTTATGAAGTTTTCTTTTTGTTTTTCTAAAAGAAATCTACCGTATCTTTTAATGGCTTCGTTTGTATAATAATCTAATTTTTCTAAACATCCATCAGCAGACAATCCACTTTCATAAAATGCAAACTCTTCAAGTTGTTCCAAGTTCTTCGTGGTCGTCATTTTTTTCTCCTTTTGCGTCTTTTTCTTTCCAGTAAGCTTCGGTTGATTCGTTACAAGCTACATATCCTAGCTTTCTTGCTTCTTCGTAACAGAGAGTTTTATACCAACCACCTCGTTTGCAAGATTCACCATATTTTCCTGACACTTCACATGTTCTAGCGGACTCTGCTTCTGCTTGATTAATAATGTCATCTATAATATCCCATTCTATTTTTGTTCCTCCCTCTCCACTATAATAAAAACGGAGCGTTGCGTATTTTGATTTTATTTGATTGGCAACAACTTGTACCTCTTCACCATTCTTAGAACAAATATCACAGAAGTATTGAAGTTTCTCCATACATTTGTCTAGAAGATCATTCCAACCCTCACCATCTGTTTCAATTCCAAACGCCATGCATGTTTGCATAGGATCTCCTCTGTAATCTCTTAGAATTTTCGGATACTTTTTAACAAATTCAAGTTCTGTTTCATGTTTCATATAGCCCAATATTAATATATTTTATACAAATGTCAATATTATTTTTCCCAACACCAATTCTCATTATCCCAATGTCGAGAATCATAAATTATAAATCCTGTGTCAAACCCCAAAAAAGTTAAATTCATACTCAATCCACCATGATCTCTTGTAATTGGAGAAAAATCTAATTGAAATTGAAAAATGTTATCTCCCGAATAAAATATTTCAAATTCTATATTTTTATATTTGGAAAGTTGTTTATAAAATGAAAAATATTTCTTAAACTCTTTTCTTGGTTTGCAAAAGTTTCTTAATGTAAAATTGAAATACATATTATTTTAAAAATTCTGCATGTGAAACATAACGATCTTCCTGTCTTGCATTAACTGCTTTTTGTGCAATATCCACCGGATCATCCTTAAATGCTCTTACTCTATAACTTCCCCAATAATCATATGTCCATAATTGATTTTTTCCGGTTGGATACATATATGCTACAATAGCATGACCATTTAATTTGTTCTTCTTTGTATCTAGCCAATGGTAAACGACTACCTCTGACCAAACATTATATTTTTGTAATCCTTCTCTAAATGCGATTGCGGTTGGAAGACAAGCATTTTTTTGTAATTCCATCCATGATTCTGAGTTTTTAGGGGTATTCGTGCAGGATGTAAAAATAATACAGCCCATTAATGATAATAATATTTTTTTCATATTTATAAATTTTCTCAGGTTTCATCTTGGCAATAGAATTGCTTTTATTGCGTCTGGATCTTCTTTCGGACATGTTTCATATTCACCATAATACCATTCGGCTTCCTGTTTTTTTACATAAAGTTGATGTGTTTTTCTTGGAGTTGTATAATCTCCTTCATAACCATCAACTATAACCAATGTTTCTGGATCTTCTTTTTGTAGTATTTTTAATATTTCTTTAACTTTCATAATGTTTTTTAATCATTTTAAACCATTGTATTTTAGTTATTTCTTTATTATCTAATATAGAAAACGCATAAGCTGAATTATCACCACAATTTCTTTTTATCATTTCGGCTTGTTCTTTTCTGGTTTCTACCTTTCTTATATCATGAATTATTTCGAGTAAATGGTCAATATATTTTTTTGCCTTTTCTCCTGAATTGCAAATTTTTTCAATCTCATCTTTTAATTGAACTGCTATTTCAAAATCAAATTCGGTTTCAATTACTTTACTAAAATTTTCAGCCGATGGCATTTCTTTTTCTATATAAAAATCAATTAAATTATCGGTAGAATTTAATTCGGATTTCACAGTATGAATGAATCTATACCAATCCGATTTCATTTTTATTCTATTTTGATTGTTATTGTAAGAAATTACAACTCCTTCTTTACCTTTCCAATGTTTTATATTTTCTGCAATTTTAGAAATATCATTAGTATCTAGAAAATTGTAAAATTGTGGCATTGGAATCGGTCCAATCTTTCTCCAGATGTCGGTTAAATCAGCAGAGGAAACTACTACCATTCCATTTTTGTTTATTGCTCCAATAAGATAAAACTCTAACTGTTGTGGTCTTATTACGATAACATTACTTGGAGTTACTATTTCAAACAATAAAGTGATGTGTTGATTTTCTTTTAAGAACTCAACAACTTTAGGGTATCGTTCCGGAAGTAATTCAAAATCTTTTGCATTTTCTTGAGTTTTATAAGAAACGGTTCCTCTGGTTCTCATAGAAAATTGACCATTTACATAATCAGCAATTAAAAGGGAACCATCCTTTTTTTCTTCATATTTCAAATCATTAAAGTTTTTAGGATCCGGATAACAATCAGGTTTTTCTTCATAGTTAAAGAACTTTGGAAAACCAGAAGACAATACGTTTCCTTCTCTATCAACAATTAAAGATCTATAAAAAAGATTGTTTTTATTCCATTTTGCATCTCTCTCCGGAGTTATCAACCAACAATATAATCCACAGAATTCATCTGGAGTGATATTAAAATATCCCTCTTCTATAGGAAGACTAACTTTCATTATCTAATGATACACTATTTTTTTGGAAACATCAACCAAAAATAAAAGAAAGATACTAAAAAGAATGTTATTCCAGCTAAAATTGTTTTTGTACTAGATTTCACTATTTTTACATTTCCTCCATTTAGTTCTATGCTTTATAATCCAATCAATTAGGGCAGCACTATAACCAATATCATAGCCTTTCTTTTCGCTTTCCAGCCATTTATGTTTTAAAATTTCTTCTCTTTCTTCTAAAAATTCTCTGTAAACGGAAGAATTATAAAAAAAACATTCCGTTGCCGATAATGCATCTGTCATAATACTACTTATTCTTTTTAGATTAAACATATGTATTCCCCCAAATTTCATTAATATCTAACAATTTATGTTTGCATCCATTAATCTCTTCTGTCCAAGAGCTATGGAAATGACCATAAAGATGAAGGTATGGTTTGCATAGTTTAAAAATTTCATCCATTACTGCTCTTTCATTACTAAGATCTCCGATAAGGTAAGCATCCTCCAATGCCCAACGATATACCATTTCATTAAACTGTTGTGGAAAACACCAAGATGGAGCAGTATGGGTTACAAGAATATCAACTTCTTTACATTTATCCCTATCTAATTTAACAGCTTCATCTGTCCAATAAGAAACACCTTCCTTTCTTGCGGTTCTGTCAATAGAGACAGCCCCGCCAATAAATTGAATAGATTTGCCATCATATTCTGCAACAGTATAATCTTCAAACAATTCAAAATTTTCATAGACAATTCTATTTTTTCCTTCAAAAAAGAATCTATTATCATGGTTTCCAGCAATACCATAAAAGTTTATATTTTTCTCTTTGAACATGTTGCTGAGTTTTTCCGACTGAGAATATTCAGATTCTTTTTTATATTTAAACCCTATACCAAGATCTCCAACAGAAATAATATTACAATTTTCAATATTTTTTTCTCTGATGATATCAAAAAGAAATCGCCATTCTCCATGATGATCCCCCAAAAACAATAGAGGTTTGTTTTTATTTAGTGTTTTCATATTACCATCCATTTTCTTCGTTTTCTTTTTGTGATTGTTTCTCTTCTTCTATTTTTTCTTTTAAGGTGTCTCGTAAAACAGTCAATGCTTCTTCATAAGAATCACATTCTTCTTCGATTCTATCAAGAATATAACCATAATGGTGAACCGTATATACTGGAGGATGTCCGTAGCTCCATTTCGTTTCTATATACCAATGGCAGTCGTTGTCTTTATGATGATCTTTGCCTATCAAAAAGTACCATTCTTCTGTCAATGTTGTAATTTCTTCGATAATGTTTTCCATAATTAAATTGTATTTAAAAATAAATCCCAGTCTTGTATTTCATCTTTATTTCTAATATAAAAAGAGACTGGCATAAATCTAGGTGCAGCTGGTTTTTTTAAAAGTTTTAATCCTGCTTGTTCTGGTGTCTTATCTGCTTTTCTGGCGTTTATTTCTTTATGCGCCAATACACAATTTTCCCATGATGTTTTTCCTCCTTGTGATTTAGGAATAACATGGTCGATATTACCTGTCAATCTAGTTAATTTTTTACCAGTATATTGACAAGTAAAATTATCTCTTTCCCATAAATTTTTTTGTGTAAACTTTACGGTTTGTCTTGGAATTTTATCATAATGATTTAAAACAATAACAGTTGGAATTTTAACAAATCCCCTTACGGTTTTTACTTTTCTATCTGTTTCATGAACTTTTAAAGAAACCCATTCATGCCACTCTAGCGGAACAACCTTATCTTCTTCTATCATTATTCCTTTTGCATTTTCCGAATACATTAAAGCAAAAGAATGTCTAGCTGTAGTTGTGTTAATCGGTATCCAATGTTTGTTTAAAATTAAAACATTATGTCTATCTATAAATTTCATCATCAATCCATTTTGTATGGTTCTTTAACAATTACATAATATGTTCCTGCCACTTCTTGTACACTAGAACTAGAACCTTTCGGTAAACTATTCTTAAACGCTTTATCTACTAGTTCCCAAACTAAATTAAAGTCTTTATTCTTCATTGCTTTATCCACCCGATCTTGATATCTTTGTGGAATTCTAAATTCTTTTTGTGGTTTCCAATAAGCAAATTCCGACAACATACGAGAAGGTTCTATGATTTTTGGCATAGGAACATCAGAACTTTGAAATGCTCCGTTTCCCGAAACATCGCAAATTTGCCTATATCCATCATTTCTTTGGTAGTGTAGATATTGTTCAATAGTCTTTTTAATTTCCCATGCAACTGTTCCATCTTTCATTTTTTCGCAACCAATACCATAATATGAATTGCGATTTTTCATTAGTTCTTCTTCTTTATGGAAAACAATAGTTCTCACCATGCTTTCAAGAACTTCTCCATCTTGATATGTTAGATCCTTATCCCAAAATGCGGTATCCATTGCCATTTTGATTTGACCAGAACGAAGACGAGAATAAACTTCCAATGCTGTTGCGAGAGTACCAAGATGCTTTTCATCAAACTCTATGGATATTTTTTTAGATGGTTTAGTTTTCTTTTTCATTTATTAAATGGTAATGTAAAAATAATAAAATGTCAATCATTATTTGTAGTATGAATCTTGTCCAAAGTTTTCATCCAGATCAACTCTATCCCTTAGCCATGCCTTTAATGCCCAATGATAATACATATAGTTTGGATCTCCCTCATAATGAAAAAAAGCATGACCAAGATCATATTGAATTTGCATTAAAACTTTATTTTTAATTCCTTTTGGTGCTCTACTTTCCAGAATCCAAGAATCCAAAAATACCTTACAATCCATTCCAAAGTCCCATTCAAAATAAGCTAGATGATTATGACGATCTACATGATATAGATCAATATAAATTGGTTCTTTGAATTTAATCAAACCAAGTTCATAAAACGATTTTGGAAGTTCTATTTTCATAATCTTTCTAAAAATATTGGCGTGTTTTCTCCAACCCATGAACCTTCCACATTAAATTGGAAATATTCTTCTGCTTCTTCTTCAGACATTCCTTCCTTTATCAATAGTTCTATACATTCAAATCTATCATATACAGCAATAGGTCTACCGAATTGTCTACCGATACCAACAAACGCATCATCAAATCCATCCGCTAGTAAAACATTTTCTTCTTCACCTAATATATCTTCAACTTTTTCTTTTAGTGTTTTCATTTTATTAAAACTTCTAATATTTTATATGTTCCATATAAAGTGGAATACATAGTTGCTATTATTATAGCAACCCAACAACAAATATCAAACCAATTCTTTTTCATCTGTATATAGTATAGTATCTAAAATATTAAATTTTTGTTTTAATAAAACATCTACTTCGTCCAATGTAATATTAGCCTCAATAATATCAGATAAAGATAAATCACTTATTTTTTGTTTAATCAAATTATCAATTTCTATCATTCTTGATATTTCTTTTAAAATTTCTTTTTGTTCGGATTTTCCATTATAATTGTCTAATATATCATCACACAATTTTCTGGATTCTTCTATGGCACTTTCGCAATAGCCTACCATTTCCTGTGAAAGAATATTTTCATCTTTTTTCATCCTATATTGAATTTAACAGATTTAAAAAATTATGCAAGTATTTTAAAAATTATTATATTTGTCTAATGAAGCATCAAAATTTATATCACCATCGAAAGAAGTATCTCCACTATTCATAATTAAACAATCCCATAGCTTTCCAATATTAACTTCGTTTACTTCTATTTGATCCCATTCATTATCCGATAATTCTTCTAGTTCTGTTGGGTTTTGATTTAGCCAACTTAATATATTATATATCTGAACAACTGGTCTTTGGGTTGCAGAAGAATATGAATTTTGTTTGAATTCAAATTGCGGATAGAGTTCTGATAGATTTTTAATTATTTCTTCCATGTTATAGTATTCCTTTTATCCTAAGATAAACTCCACCACCTATGGATGCTAATAAAACAATTATTATAATATTTCTTTGTAAGATAGCCAAATCTTTTTCTACCAATTTTTTCTGCATTATATTCAAATCCTTAATCATTTTATCATTGTATTCCATTTGACGAATTAATTCTTCATCAACCAACTTTTTAGTTTCAACCAAAGATGCATTGTCTTTTTCTATTTGTTCGTACGTTTCTTTATCTTTTAAAAGTTGTTGATATTCTTCTGAGCTAACGACAACAACAGTATCGTTCTTATATTTTTCTGGAATTATTAAAACTCTTTGTTTGTTTATAATAGTCGGTTTAATCTTACTTTGACTCGAAATATTATCAATATTCTTTTTATAAACTGGTTTAATATCTATTCTTTGTTTGGGCGGTCTTACTATTCTGGTTGATTCATTTGCATATGTGTCGGCTAAATCTAAACGTGCATTGTCTAAAGAATCCTTAGTAGCATAAACCGAACGAGATAATGCCTCGGATTGTTTTTCTGTATAAACAGTGCAACTGTTTAAAAATAATAAAATAAAACAAGATAAAAATAATTTTTTCATATAATGTACTTATCTTTATTTTAAATAAATAAACCCCTTTAGGTTGGTAGCCCAAAGGGGTTTGGTTCGACTCCGCAAAATATGGCATCTCTAAACGGATTTGAACCGATACTAATACCGTGAAAGGGTACTGTGCTAACCGTTACACTATAGAGACTTATAAATGGTGGGCAGAGTCCGATTCGAACGGACAGGGTTAAAAATAACAATTGGTCTACAGCCAATTCTCGCCCCTTACGAGTCTATCTACCCCAAAATGGTGGAGGTGACGACATACGATAGTCGTGTCCATTAAAAGTTTACTTTCAGATCTACACATGCTTTAATGTATTTGATTTACAAGGTATCTTGGCACATTAACCAACCTTGATGTTTTAAAGTTACAACAAACTCCGTAATATTTTTTACATGATTTCTAACAGATCGTCAAAACCTCTGCAATTCAAAACGGATTTAGAGGATTACCGTTAGGCTCTTAGGCGGCGAGTGCGTAGTCTTCAACGCCAGCGAGGAACTCGTCAGCATTGTTGAAGATGTATTCAGCTTCGGCTAAAAGATCAGAAGTATTGTCTTCTGCATTTAGTTTTTTGATAGATTATTAAAGAGGCCAACTATCATCCTCCACATGCACTGAGAAGTTAGAATCCAATGTCGAATCCTTTCACCCCCATAAATTTCAAAGATCAATTCCAGAAAGCTCTTCATTGGCTACCGTGTTTCTAACACGTTGGACGAAGATTGCTTGTTACCCTCTGCCTAATCGAGTCTGGTGATAGTCTGCAACGGTGAGCTTTTTAAGAACAGCACAGCACACTATTCCCGTCCGACTTATCAAATTTAACTGGTGTGCTTTTTAAAGCTAAAGGGGTTACGAATTTCTTCGTCCTGTGAAACGCAATTCACGGTCATCTCCGCACCTATAAAATAGGATGTATGGCTTATTTGAATTGTGTCCATACAAATTACCAGTTCTCCACGTCCAATCTCCCACTCCTTAGATGATGGTTTTCTAAACCAACATTCCAGTTTATAATTATCACCAAGACCTCTCATTCTAATCATTAGTCCTCCAAGTATCTTATGGACGCATACATAATAATCGAAGAAGTTCCCTATGGGTTAAATGTTGTTTCCGGAAACATTGCATTGTCGCCCATCGCGGTAGAGCCTTGCGAGCATCTGCGCTTGGTAAAAGAACACCCGCCAAAGTGTGCATCAACTTACTTAGTTGCCGTGTACTTTAGAAACTACTCATTGCAAGTGAGAGGCATGGCGGGTCTACTAAACTTATTTGGCAAGAGGTTGCGATAACACCGAAACGCATCATTAAGACCACTCCTCTTTCGGATGCACAGGGATAGGTATTACTACTCTATCTACCAAAAATTAAAATGTCAAATATCAATTTCCGATTTTGTGTTCGACCAAGTATTCCCAGTCCTGTTGGCTCATCGGGAACCAACTATCTAATAAAAACTATATATCAATTTTTCGAAAATGTCAATAGAAATTATAAAGTATCTAACTTTAGATCTCCAATTGCCCAATTATAAACCCAATCTTGGATATCGGAAAGAGTTGGATTTGTTTCATTAGTAACATCAAAAACAAATAATTCTTCTTTTAGAATTTTGGAATATGCTTTTTTGAGTAGGATCTGGTCTTTGTTTTTCATATTATTAATAATTATCTACTGCATTTTTTTCTGCTTGTTTTTCAAATTTATTAAGGTTTTCGTCTATATGTTCTTGAAGATGTTTTTCAATTGCTAAATTCATTTTTTCTTCTGCATTTTTATCTTCTGATGTAAAAACATTCTCTTCTTCTTGATCTCTAAATTGCCAACTGACTAAAATTATACCACTAACATATGTTTCACGGTGATGACGTATACTTGGACCGTGATATTGACCCCATTCATCACTATCAGTTTCAACATCTGCACCAAAACTAACATCATCAAAACTAACACCCTCAGATTGAATTTCTTCCATACTCCATCCGTATGATTTTGAATACTTTTCAAGAACATCTTGTGGAAAAAATTCAGCTGGAACCGTGAAATAATAACTATTAAGTTTTACTCCACCATCAAGAAAATTATTAAAATCAAGTCTGTTTGATTTAATATTTAAATTTTCATGAATTGAATTATATAAATTTTCCAATAATATTTGATCTTTGTTTTTCATACTAATTTACTTATCTTACATCACATCAAAAAGTTTGCAAAGAGTTTCTAAAACTGACGAATTATTAGTAGTTTCGTTTTTATTTGATTGTTCATAAAAAACAGAACCGTATTCTCCATAAGGATCATTAAAATCGGAATCATTGCCTTCTACTATAGAAACTTTTGGGTTCTCTTCTACTAATCCACCATTTAGTTCTAGTATAAGAATAAGAAGTTGATTTAAAACAATATCTTTCTCTGCACCAGAAACAAATTCTTCTATATCTTTTCTTTTAAATTTTCCCGAAAGTTCAGTGAATAGACATTCATAATGTGCAAAAACATAATGAGGGAGATATTTCATAGTTATGTTAGCACAGTCTTTGATTACATGATATGCAGATTTATTTTGAATCGTAATTCCAGTTTCTGGATTATTAGCAGCTTTTTTTGCAGCAGAAAATAATTTTGCTTCTTTAAGTTTACTATTTTCTAAAAGTATTTCTATAAATTTCATAGATATTTTGAAAATTCTTTATCCAATTCTTCTAATTCTTGATCTATCTTTGCTAATTCTTTCAAAAGTTTTTCACATTCTTTTGGATTTTTTTTATATGCATCCAAAATATTATCGGTCATACTTTTTAATTTAACTTGAGTATATCCTACCTCTTCCAACTCTTTAAATACTTTCATCGAATAACTTTCATTCCACCAGATTCAAGGTTCGTTACTCTATACATTGTTTTTGTATTTGGATAATATTTGCTGTACTTCGCATGATATGTTTTAATTTCTTCCTTTGTTTTAAAAGGAGAAAGCATTACTTCATACCACATTCCTTCGTTTTCTTTTCTTTCTAGTTTATACATATTAGTCTTTATAGTTTCTGTTGATTAGTTTAAATCCAAGTGGGCGACGAGAAGAATAACCTTTTGGGTAAGATGATGGTCTTACTACTATTCCTTCTCCTTCCAATCCACTAGGATATTTTTGTTTATCTGCTAATTCTTGTAATTTTTGTAGAGGGTTTGTCCACAACTTAACTGTGGCCGCTACTTCTAACTTTGATACTAAAGGAACAATATCGCAATGTAAAGAATTTTCGCAAAAATCTTTCATCTCTTCGTAGGTCATGTATTTTTTGTTTTCGCTAATCTGAAATACGAAAATCTTAACATCTTCTAGTTTAAGCTGATTTCGCTGAATTCCATTTCCACAAAGTTCCCCTTGAATTGTCCCTGTCCAATTTTCTGGAATGGTAAGTTTTCTTGCCGCTTTCCAAAGTGTATTGTTTTCGGTTTCTTTCTTGGAAAGATTTCTGGTACAAACTTGTGTAAGTACACCATCTTCAACAATTAAAGTTATTGAACTTCCGTCTAGTTTGCTTGTTACTGTAATATGAGAATCGTGATTGAGAACCTTTTCGACTAGATTTGGATCATTCAGTCCATTGTCTTCATCGGTTTTAGAGATAATACTTGTTGGAAAATCACACAATGTTTCTCCAGAAAGATTAGCAGGAATTTCTTTAATGTATTTAGTAATACCTATTATCTCGGTTAGATCTGTACCTATATCATAATCTTTAAAAGGAGAAGCATCAAACTCATTGAGTGAAATTACCAAACCTGACGAAAATTCTCCACGCAATTTAATATTTTTAATTCTAATTGGTTTGTTTGGATTTTTAGAGTCTTCTAAAAAAGCTGACCAAGTATATCGAGGAACAATAGTATCAATCGTAATAAAAACAACCTTATCTCCCTCTTTGTGGATTCCTTTTTTTACTACTGTTTGCCAACCCAAAACTTCAGCGATTTCTAAAGAATCAGCATTGTTATGTTTTCTAATATTTTTTATAACTTCTATTGATGCGAGTTTCATAATACAAAAATATCAAAATTTTTATTATAGTCAATAAAAAAAATCAAAATGATACATATTCACCAGATTCATTAGTCCATATTATTTTTTTAAAATTGTGATATTTTAATAAATTTTCACAAGAAGAACATGGTTTTGATAATGTTAATTTTTTATTTTTATCATATCTAAGATTGACCAGTGTACACCTATCCGTTTGTATATTGGTTAATCTTTTCAATTTTAAAATTGCATTTAGTTCAGAACATACTTGTTTTTGATCCGAAAAATTTAAACCATTTTCTTTTGAAAATTTTGGATTTAAAAGATTTATAGGATGTGTTTTATTACAATTCATTCCTATAGAAATTATTTTTCTCTTATATATAATAAAAGAAAAATGACGACATCTTGTTTTAAAAGAATTCTCGTCTATTAGAGACTTTGCAATTTCTTCTAATCTAGAAAACATAGTAGTATTCTAACTACAACTATGTTTTTTTGTCAATATTATTATTTATTTAATTTTACTGCACCCTTACTTCCAGAACGAACCAATCCTGTTCCTGCTGCTTGAATTGTTCCAGATTGTTGTAAATGTTTTTTAAAGGTATTAAACAAATCTTGTTTTAATGCATCGGTGTCCTGTATACCTAATCCTAAATTTTTAACGTCTCTTGCGACACCTGTTAACATACTATTTAAATATTGTGTCAATCTTTGTCCGGTATATTGACTATCTACTTCGTTTCGTTTTTTTGAAAGTTCACCTTGTTTTATTTGTTGGTCTTTATATGATTGTAATGAACGAGGATCTTGTCCCTTTGCTCCTGCAACAGCACCGATTCCCATTTGTTTGGCTTTAGAAAATCCTTTTTGTGCGCCAATTACAGCTTTTTTAGCAGCACCACCAATTCCTCTGACAACATCACCACCCATGGTTTTAAAAAAAGAACCTAAATCTTCATCTAATTGTTGTTCAATTACTTTGTTATAGGCTTCGTTCAATAAAATATCATCTTTTTTCATAGTATGTATTTATACTTACTCTATACATTTACCATTTATACAATTTTTATAAAATTTTTAGAAATTTTTTCTACAGGTGAAGCATAACATCTTCTAATTAAAAAATTTTCTCTATCTTCCGATACTATCTGTATCAACTCTCCCTCTTTTATTCCATTGTTGGTATCTTTTATTATTATACCTTGACGATGAGACATTTTGTTCATTTTTTTCTTTCCAAATATATTATTCTATCATTTAGTGAATCGATTTGTTTTTGATAAGATGCGGTCAAAGTATTAAATGTTTTAAGTTGTTCGTTAAAAATTGTTTGTTGATTTATTATAGTTTCTAATTTTGTTTGTGTTATATCAAATCTGGATTTCAATAATTCATCTTGTTGTTTATCAAATGCTAACTGTTTTTCTACATATGTGCTAAATTTATCTTGTCTAACATAGTTTGTAGATAACCACATGGTATAGTATCCCATACTTAAAAAAGCAATTAATGTTAATAGTGGTTTTATTACTAAGTTTATAAATGCTCTATGTTTGTTTTCAAAGTCATTAAATTTATCCATTGAATTTGGCATATTTTAGTATCAAATATTTACCTCTGAAAAATTATATTTGACAATATTTTTTTATATAGTAATCTGAAGTAGATGAGCATTAATACAAACTCAAAACAAACAAAACAAGAACAAGTATTGTCCCTACACAAAAAGGGAAAATCTAACACCGAAATCTCAGAAATTTTAGGTGTACCAAGGTCAACCGTTTTCGATTGGATTACTGGTAGAAAGCGAACCACCAAAGTAAAAACTACTATTATTGAAGAAGAATCTTCTTATGATGAGAATGATAATAGAGTAGATATTATCACCGAACAAGAGTCTGATCAATTAGATACTTCTCTATTCGTTTCTAATTTTTCTAAATATGATGAACAAAAAATCAAAGAAATTTTAATGAATATCAAAGCTGTTCAATATCCTGCACCACCAAGACCGAGAACATATTTTGAACCAAATAAAATAGCTCTTGTTATTGGTGATACTCATTTTGGGGTTGAGTGTTGGAATACTCTAGATATTTTTCTACAGGTTGTAGATGAGCTTAAACCACAGAAGGTTATTCTAAATGGTGATACGGTTGATATGTTATCGATCAGTCGTTATTCAAAAGATCCTCGCCACACACATACTTTGAACGATGAGATTTTGGCATATCATAAATTTTTAAAAATTTTACATGATATTACAGAGCCATATCAAACAGAGATTTTGGAAACTAATGGAAATCATTCGGGAAATGGCGTAGAAGGTCGCTGGTGGCGTTATATCTCTTCCAGTGACGATATTAAGCAATTACTATGTATTCCTGCTATTGCTAATAACCTTTCATATTCAAAGGTATTCCATCCACATGAAAGTTGGTCACGAATTAAATTGATTGACTCTAACGAAGACGAAGAATCTATTGTTGAACTTCCAGATGATTTGTTTGTTCTTCATGGAGATGTAGTGAGAAAAAATGGTGGATTTTCTGCGAGAGGAACATTCGAAAAACGCTATGCTTCAACTATCACAAATCATACTCACAGAATTGGTTCTACCTGCCAAAGAATTCCGCGTATTGGATCTCGCCCAGATCAAATTATTAAGAATTATGAAAATGGTTGTGCTTGTAAGCTGAATCCTACTTATGTATCGGGTGCAAATTGGCAAAATGGATTTTCTATTGTTAATTACACAGAAGATGTAACAGGGGTGGAAACAGTTGTTGTTCATAACAAAAGAGCAACAGTTTGTTCTTTGAACAAGACGATTAGAGTGAGTTAGTTTTTACAAAATTGTTTAAAAAATTGCGAAGAAATTATAACTTCTTCGCAATTTTTTTATACATACAAATTAACCATTCCCAAAATCTAACTAACCAATTTTTCTTTTTTGTTTTTTTATCTATTTTTTGCATTAATTTTTCAACTTCTTCATTTATAGTATCCCTATAAGATCTGTTTGAGGAATAACGCATAGATATATTATTTATCTTTATATTTTACATTAAGAGGTGTGATATTTTTTTTAAAAAAATTAAATTTTTGTTTTGGTTCTTCTTCTTTATTTTCTTCGGTTGGTTCTTCCTTTTTGTATTTTCTTTCCACTATATTATTATAAGCAAGAACCAAAGACACCGCTAATGGATCGAAAACTAAAACTATTATAATAGTAAACCATTTAACAATAGTTTGAATATCTAAATTGAAAAGTTCAGAAACAAATTTTAAAGTTCCTATGTCGGTTGATTTAGATTCTTCTGCTTTTAATTCCAACAAATTTGTTTCTATATTGTTTATTTCTAAAAAATAATTTTTGTTTTTTTCTTGTAATTCATTTAATTCAGAATTTGCTTTTTCTATTGCGGCATATGCTTGCTCTCTTGGTAATTTATAATTCCCTGCTTCTTTAACTCTTTGTTCTTGAGAGATTCTTATATCGTTTAAAACATCTATTCTTTTTTTGTTTACATCGATTTGTTCTGTAATTGATGTTTTTTTAGTTTCCAGCATTTGTTTTTTGGAATCTACCATTTCAATTTTTACATGACTTTCTTGATAGGCAGATGTTAAAAAACCAAATATACCAAGAGATGTTATTGCCATCAAAGATATTACAGCAATTATTAAATATGATTTTAATAAAAAACTAGTTTCTTTCCAATAACGATGCAAGTAACTTGCAGCAACTAATTTACCAAATTCCAATCCTCCTGCCATTATACATACTGCTATAAATTGACCAGCATATAATGTGGCAAGACCTTGTACAGAAAAGAAAGCAGCACATCCAGCAACAACTAAAGCAGCAAATCCTACAATATATTTAAACATATATTATATTTAGTTTTTTTATTGTATCAACGACTAACTTCTTCCCAATCCATAGAAGCAAACATACCAGATCCATTTACGGTATCTGTTGCAGCAACTAAAGTTAATTCAAAAGGAGTTTTTGTTAAATTATTTCGTTCTAATTGAAACTTAAACAAAGCTTCTTTTAAAACGTCTAAATTTGGTGAAGCTTGATTAGAAGCATTTAAAAATCCACTTGCTAAAATTCTTCCTCCTGCATAGCTTGTTCCTGTAATATCGTATTGAATTGCACTATCAACCCCTGCATCAACCCAACTTCCTCCTGTTGTGACCCCACTTGCTCTAACCTGCCAGTTATAGTTTATGCCATTTCCTTGTCCAAGTATTGATAAAGCCGTTAAAATAATAATTGCATCAAGTCTGTCTGGAGTTGTTTTTAAGCGAATTGAAATAATTGGATAAAACGTACCCGCTACCGCAAACGTTCTTGGTGCAGTTATTGGAATAGAGACTGCTTGTTGTAATCCTCTTAATTCATAACCACCTTCGGAAATAACAGTAGAACATATTTGTTTTAATGTTTTAGATCCACCTGTTGTAGCTGCTTTATTAATAATCTCATATCTTAAAGGCAATGAAGCGGTAGTAATATAAGTTGAATCTATAATATTAGCATGATGGAATGAGTGACAAACAATAAACTGTCCATTAATACAAAAACCAACTCTTACAGTTCCTACTCCCAACCATTCAATATCCGTCCAAATAATTTGAGCTTTGGTTATATCTAAAACCAGACCAGAAGAACCAGTTCCATCTAGCTTATCTCCATTCCAATTAGATCGAGAAATTACACTATCTACAATAGAACCAGTGACAATGGATCTTTTAACTATACTAATATTGCCATCATCTAACTGAAAGTATATTCCATTCTGATCTCCAAAATATCCTACCCTCTGTCTTAAATTGGTAGCAGAAGAAGCCATGACGAATGTATTCATGACAAGCAAGGATTTACCGGGTTGATAGGAAAATACCTTTGTTGTTTCTCTTATCGCACTTGCTCCTGCCGTATTAGTAACATTTAATTCCATCAATCCCTGTGATGCATTGAATGAAACCGAACCTCCATTCGCGGATAGGGTAGACCACAAATTATTATCCCTGTAACGATGAGAAGAATCGAACAAAGTCATAGGGGAAGACACTCTTAATCTACCAAATGCATCCAGCTGAGTTGGTTGTGGTAACGTAGTAACTTGAGTAACTGGATTTAAAATGGTTATTCCTGTCAATTGATTAGTAATACTAATAGCAGTTAATTGTGTTGGAAAATTTAAAACATTAACCGATGTTATTGGATTTAAAATGGTTATTCCTGTCAATTGATTAGTAATACTAATAGCAGTTAATTGTGTTGGAAAATTTAAAACATTAACCGATGTTATTGGATTTAAAATGGTTACAGATCCAGATATTGGAAATGTATTAGATGCCTTTACTGTAACAATATTTGTTATATCTACAGAAGATATAGGATTAGTATTATAAACTTTAAGTGCGCTTAAAGGAGCATATACCGATGCAAAATTTCCTAATCTATCACCAATGGTTACATCATCTTCGGAAGATTCTAAATCTTGACTTATAACTCTTAATGCACCAATTCCAATTCCAACTGGCACAACATCCGCTTTTAATCCAGTATCGGAATCTAATATATGTACCGAACCTATGTCTAGGTCACTAGCAGATAAACTAATGTTTATATCTGAAAAATTAGTTATGTAAGATGCTTGCGCAAAAAGCTCTCTACCAGCATTATTATCAACATGAATCCAGCTGTTATTATAACCTACATTACAATTAAGTGGGGCAGAAGAAACATCGTTTTTTAAAGTATATGACATTTCATATACTTACAAAAAATTATTCTTTAATCCCAACAACAAGTTCTTTCCAAGAAAGAAAATTTTCCAAATCTTCTGGCTTATCCCAACCAAAAAACCAAAATTTTTCTTTTCTATATTGAGCTATTTCTAAATGGTTATTTCCATCTTTATCTTTTTCACTAGTCTCTACTAGATATAAAAACTCTTCTTTTGGTATAGGATTATCAATTCTCAATGACATATTTATATTATACACAACTCACAAACATTATCAACAATCTTTATAACTTTAGCAAAGTATTTTTGACCATTATGAGAAAATTTTATATTATCTCCTTTATATAAAACCACCTCTAAATTGGAATTGTTTAAATTTATATAAAATTTACCATTTTCTTTAAAAATTAAATTATCAAACATCATATTTTTTTTCTAAAAATTTGCAAACAGAGAACACTACAATATTGTAAAAAATAATACCAAAACATAAACATAAAAAAAAATTAAAAACTAAAAATGTGAAATTTGAAAAAGATGTAACTAAACATAAAACTATAGTAGAAATAAGAGATAAAAAAAATATCATTAATATTAGTAGTATATATTTCATCTCATGGAATAAATATTTTTTAATATTTACAATCACAACACAAATAAATGAATAAATTAAATGAAAATATTTGGAAAAACAGTAAACGAATAGATTCGGATGTTAAAGAAAGACTATTAAATGTAGCTAAAATATTTTTAAAAAATATAGAAACTGCAATAGAAATTAAAAATATATTTTTCACTGGTTCTCTCGCAACTTATGTTTGGAATAATTTAAGTGACATAGATTTACATATAATAGTTGATGTATTAGATGAAAAATGTATGGATACGGTTTCGGATTATTTTGATACTAGAAGTAAAATTTTTAATAAAGAACACGATATTTTTATTAGAGGTTATAAGGTTGAGGTGAATATTAAAACAGAAGAAACCGAACTAACCGGAAAAGCTATTTACGATTTAATAAAAGACGAATGGTATATAAAACCAATCAAACCTACCAGAACAATGGATGATCATGAAGTTTTAACATTGGTTTCCAGAATCCAATATGAAATAGAAGATGCTATAAATAACAAAAGAGATATAGATGTATTAAAGGATTTAAGAAAAAAAATTAAAAAAATTAGAGTCGATGGATTAAAAGAAGAAGGAGAATATTCTGTTGGTAATCTTACATTTAAAAATTTAAGAAATAGTGGATATATTAAAAGATTAATGGATCACAATAAAGAAATACAAGATGATATGTTATCTTTGGAAAGTTTTAAAGATTATTTGTATAGATAACTAACTTTTCCGTTTTTATTTTTTACTTCTTTTTTATCAATTACTTTTTTCCATGAAATTTCATCGAAGTTTTTATTAAACTTTTTTTTGTTTACTGGTCTTGGATCGTCACCTTTTCCTGCGCTCATATAAAAAAATTATAATATATTTTTGAAAAAAATCAATATTAATGTATCAATAAATTTCTCATGATTTTTTATATTTATTTTTTTAAATTCAAAATGTCGGTTAATTGTTTATTTAATTTTAAAGAATTTGCAACACTCAAATAAATCAAAATACCACCAAAAGAAAACTTAATAAGAGTGTCTTCTAAAACTTCTCCCGATTCATCCAAAACCTCCTCAACAGAAAAAGAAGGTGTGACAAAGCCTTCTCCCTTTTTTCTTCTCTTTCGGGTTTCTTCGGACTTTAACCTCTTGTTCCAATTTGTTTTTTTTGGCGACATATTATTATCATATATACTTATTTGTTTTTGATAATAAATTAATTAACCTTATAAAAATCATCCCAAACTGACTCACTAAGACCAAAATCAACCAATACTACTGTTGGAACACCTTCTCTAATAACTTCGCCGTAGGAATTTACCCTCCCAAAGTCACCCGGATACTTCATTCCAAAATTCATAATCATATCCGTTAATGAATTTAAAAATTCATTGTCATTTACTTTCTGACTAAATTCGTCGTGTAATTCTTTTAATTGTTGAGAATTTAAATATTTTCTTCTGGAACTATTATTCAATGTTTCCATTACACGAAGAATATCTTGAACTTCATTTAAACTTATTCCGGTTAATTGTTTAAATCTATTTGGTGTTAATTTTTTAGCCAATTCCATTTCAACCCAAAAGTGATCATCGTTTGTATCAAATATCTTTGCAACTATATCAGACATTCTTTGCAATCCCCAATCCGATTCTATTGAATTTTGACCGATTCCCTTTTTATTCTTGGCTATTTTTAAAACTTTTTCTTCATCAACCTTATATACAACTCTGGCACTACCGGAAGATATTTTCTGCAATCTTTCATTAGCATATTTCAATTTACCATTATATGATTTAATGTTATTAAATTCTTCAAAAGAAAAACTTACAGGATAAGCCATTTCCTTTATATATTGTTTAAAAGATTTCATATAGAAGTTTTTGGTTTGTTTCTTTCGTAAAAATAATAATATATTTGTATTATAGGAAACATTTCTCTTAATAATTCATCATGAACATTATCGTTTTCACTATCGGAAGAATAACTTAAAATTAATTTATTTGCTGTCATATCTATCTCATTTAATTTATCGTTTAAAACCGAAGTATTTGAAACAGCATTGAAAAATTTTGATATATCGCTATTTTTATTATTCAATTCCTTTCTTATTTGTTCTTTATTAATACTATTGAAATATAATTTATCTTCAAATATATTCCCTAATGCATCGACTGGTATTTTAATGTTTACTGTTGAATTAAAAATTAATATATTGTTTTTAACCTGCGCACTATACGATAAACTTGTAAAATTATCTGATATTGTTGCTCTTCTTAGAAAAGTTTTAAATTTATCTGTTACTTCTCTTGCTTTATCTAAAAACTCCAATCTTCTATCCTTTAACAAATCTTCTTCGGTTCTATCTAAATTTGGATATTCGGAATAATCTCCTGTATATAAACCTTTTAAATAAACAAATCCTTTTTTATTTTTTACTTTTGAATTGAAGTTTTCGGTAGCCCAATCAGTAGCAAAGGTTTTAAATTTTTCTATTTTTGCGCCATATTTATTTGGTCCAACTGCATATGCCAACTCTTGCTCTTTATTAACCATTGGTCTTAATAAAATTCTAGATAGTGGTTTTTTCAATGCTATCTTACCGTTTTCTCTTAATTCAGATTTAGGAACCAAATATAATACAATAGAACCTTTAGAAACATCCGCACTTAATGCACACTTCATTTCACCACCTTCTAAATTCATACAAGATGTCCAACTTCTATCAGTAGATGCTCCATATATATCATATGGATGTCGAGAAACTACAACAACCATTTCGTTTGATGTTATGTTTTTTATTGGATCAGATTTATACATTTCGACTTCTTCGGTGGTTTTTATTTTACCACCTTTTTTTGTGATCAGTTCTGTCTCTTGTCCAAATTTATTTAATATTTTTCCTATGTTATATACATTTTTATCATTTTGTTTATAACATATTCCTTTTATATAATCGGATATATTTTTAATATAATAGTTATACTGTTCTAATAATTCATTTATTTTATAAAAAGTACTTGTTGGATCAGTCTTAATATTTGAATAATCTTTTTCTACATCTAAATCAAAATCATATATAAGTCTATCCTTATTACCAAAAACATCATTTACCTGTTTGTTTATATATGCCCCGCTTTTTTTTCGGGTCATATTTTTCTCTTTTGCAACAGAAAGAGAAATAGCTTCTAGAAAATAATCTTTAAAAGAGATCATTTTTTCTTTTTCTTTTTTGGTACACAATTAGGAACCATTCTTTTTCCTTTTTTCTTCATCCCTTCTTGTTTATAGTTTTTCCAACATGCTTCGGTAAAAAATTTTTCAAATGATTCTCCGATTCTTTCCCTCGATTTAACAATAATATCGGAATGGTCTTTACTAACGTCTCTTGCATCAACCTTACCCCCTAGCATATCAATATACTTATTTATAAGTTCTGTTGATTTTTTATCTTTTTGATAAGGCATGACTTGAGAAATAGATCCATCTGGTAGAGTAATACCTATCGGCGTTCTTTCAATTTTACCACCAGCATAGTTTAATTTTTGTGCAACTATATCACACCAAACGTCCCATAGGTTTTTTGAAATATCCATAGAAGCAGCTTTTTCGAGATAATTTATAAATTGAATATATGCATTTGCTATTTTATAACCAGACTTATCCAACTCTTTTGTTTCTGGATTCTTCTTGGCAGTTTTCATCTTCAGTTCTATTTCTTTATCTTCATTTTCTTTCTTTGTGAAAAGTTCTTCCGGTGCAACTGCTTTATATACTGCTGAATTTATAGAGTCTATACATCCTAGTTTTCCCATCATGAGTTGAACGCAGAAAGCAGCTTTTGTTGGTCCAAGTCCTGATATATTGTTTATTAAAACATACCATATTTCTATAGCTTTATTTAAATAGTCTTCCTCTGATAATTTTTTATCTGATTTAGGATCGTAAATTGCAATAATTTTATCATAAATCATTTTCTTTTTTTGCCATAACGATTTAATATATATATTACTAGGTCCGGTAAATGGTGCGGGAACGTTTTCATCTGCAAAATAAGCACCTTTATCATATCTCCAATCTGTAGTTAATGGGCTTTTTTGAGCTTTCTTATCGGTAGTCATAACCCACATTAAAAAAGAATCAAATCTAAATTTAACATCCATCCATTTTTTCGCTATGGTGTAGAAAACAAAACTTATCAATATAGCCATATTTACTTCATTATCAAAAGCAAATGGTTTAATCGATGGATTATGTAAACAGAATCCACTATCACTTGATTGTAAATTTTTTCTTGAATCTACAACTGCTGCATATGGTTTTCCCGTTGCATCTAAGATTTCTTCGATTAGTAGTTTTATTTTTTTCATTATATTATCTATCTATTTATTCTAAGTTATTCAGATTTCCAAATACTACGATAATCTTCGCTGTGCTCATCATCAAAATATATATCACTCATTCTGTTTTCTATAGCCAAATTCTTCAATTCTCTTAATTGTTTTTGATTCGGTTTCATTTTATTATTATGACAATATAATTCGCTTCCAATATATGTCAACCTCATCCAACCTTTTATAAAAAGTAAATCGTATACCTGATTTGCAAACATCATATCTTTTGTCGGCATATTGTATCTATCCTGTAAAATTTTTTTACCGGATGAGAAATGACCCTCTCCTTTATTTGAAATTATTTCCCCTGATGGATTCATCCATGCATACAAAGAACCAGATTCATTTAGAATATCTAAATACAAATTCTCCAGTAGTATTTGGTCTTTGCTTCTCATTATATTATTTTAATATTTATGCTTTAAAATTATAACCTTTTCTTTTAAGAATTGTAACAAGCTTACTACCTTCCCACCAACCATCAGGTTTAGCAGAACCAGATTTAAAATAGTCTTCATCTTCCAATCCCTTATAATCTTTATCATGATACATTGATGATGGATCGTATGGTGAATATTTCCTCCAATCATATTCTGTATTTGTATCGTAAAAAACAAATATCACACCATCATTTCTTATTTCATTCCAAGTAACATCTTTTTGGTGTTTATTATTTTTTGATGCTAGACACCACAACATTGCATTTACGGCTTTATCAAATGTTTTTTTATCAGCGGCAAAAACAGGAATCTCTCTTTCATCCTTGTATTCGGATTCATCGTCGAAATACCCTTCCTCATCATGAAAGGTATTTACAAGAGAATCGTCATCTTCCAAACCACCACCAAAAATATCAGAATCTTTTAATGAATATTTAAATTTACTTTTACATGTACCGTGATAAAGAGTTCTTCCAGTATTTTCTTTTAAAAGAATTCTTTCATAAATACCTTCCAGTAATATTTGGTCTTTGTTTCTCATTTTAATCCTTTTATCCACATATAATCTTCATTGCATGTTGGGTGTTGTTTTAGTATTGCTTCTTCAGAACTAAAAGAAGATATGTTTCCAGACTTTTGAGTGAGAGTTTTTATTGATTTAAAATCATCCCTATTCATAACTTCTTTCATAGCATTTATTCTTGTTTTTGTAAAGTCTGGAGTTCCTTTATTATTACTTAATCTTTCATCTCCACACCACCAAGAAGGCAATCCTTTTTTATAAACATATTCTGGATGTTTGTGTGGGTTGTATGTTACAGATTCCCATGTTCCATTTGATAATTTATTTCTTATTTCATTAAAAGGAAAATTCACATCAATTAATTGACCATACAATTTTATATATGGTTGCTTGATACCTTTAACTTCACTTCTTATTGTTCTATCTATAAGAGAATGATTTATAATACTTTTTACATTTTTAATATGTAAAGTCGAAACATCACCAACATAACCAGCACCATCAACACTTATAGACCATTTCATATAATCGGGATGGTTTTTACCAACCTTTATAACAGGATGTATTTCAACCATTTTTCCTATAAATTCTTTACCATCTTCCAAATTTTTTCTTTGAAATTTTTCAAACAATATGAGTTCGTATAAATTTTCTAAAATAATTTGGTCCTTATTTTTCATGGGGTAGGTGTTGGATATCCAGTATAATTTACATTTTTATCTATATCACTTTCTGCTTTTAAACCATGTTCTCCAAATTTGTTCATTTTCAAATTAAAAACTTTTTTTCTTGCATTTATTGCAGATGGAGTAAGAGTATCACTATATATTTTTGATATTCCTATTTTCTGACCATATTTCGCAATAAGTCTATACATTACCTGACCATACCCTTTATTTCTGTGTTCAGGTGAAATTGTTATGTTTTTTATAATAAATCTATCATTATCTTTTTTAAATATAGTTTCTCCAATTAATTTTCTGGTTTTGGGATATGCTATATATAATGCATAATAGCTTTCGTCATTCCCTTCATAATCTTCAGATTCGACATATTCTAGATTATAAATAATATCGGGTAATTTTTTATCTTCAATTTCTTTTTTTGTAGGAGATGGATGCTCTTCGAATTCATTAGAACTTGGAAAAACATTTTCTTCTAAAAGAATATTTTCGTATATACTTTCCAGTAATATTTGGTCTTTGTTTTTCATTACATTGTAATTATCTAGATGACCATCCATCGATATCATCGGTCAATCTTGGTATATATCCACCAATACTTTGTGCAAACTGTTCTCCCTCATAACTTCTACGCGATGAATGTTCTGGTTCTGGTTGATTATTTTCTTTAGCCCATTCCACAGCAGTTTCCCATATATAAGTCCCAACACCCTGTCTTCTGTAAGGATCTCCTACATATATTTTTTCGACTTCTCCATCGTCTTTACTCCATTCAATATAACCAACTGCTCCATTTTTATTAAAAAAATCCAAACGATTATTAACCTCATCTTCGGTATGTTTATAGTTCAAATTATCCCAATCCAAATTATTTTCTTCTAAAAAAATTCTTTCATACAAATTCTCCAGTAATATTTGGTCTTTGTTTTTCATATTATATTAAAGTATTCTTTGAAACTAAAATTAACAAAAGATTCATTAAAAACGGAATCAATATATTTTTTTATTTCTTCATCGTTTGGTTCTTGATTTGAATTTAATAATTCCAAAACATGATCTTGTGCTTTTTTTAACAATATTCCGAGTTTTGGTTTTTGATATAATTCAGGATACCATTGTATAAGTTTACCACCATCAATATATTGCTTAATTCTTTTTCTCAGATCTTCACTATCACCACCCAAGTTGGAAACCTTTTCTTCGGCTCTTTTTATTTTTTCTTCGAATTGTTTTTTATTAAAATGTGAAAGTCCTCTTGATGCTTCGTCACAATAAGCAACAGATTTTACGATATTCCAAGATGGATCAAGTATAAGTCTAGACAATGTTTTTATATTAAGATTATCAAGATTATGAACAAGCATATGTTTTGCAACAGCTTGTAAAATATTTTTTTTATCTTCGGCTGATAAATTATTAAATACCAATCTTTTAAAAATATTTTCTACTATAGAAACACCCGCTTCTTCGTGTCCATGATATGTTGATTGTCCTTCTTTCTCACCCCTTGTTGTTGCTTTTCCGAAATCATGAAATAATATCGCAAGATTTATAACAGGATCTGTAAATGGAGAAACAGACAAGCATTCATATATATGACCAAGAACTCTGGATTCTCCTTCGGGATGATGTTTAGGATTATGCATAAATCCTTCCATAGAAGTAAACTCCGGTAGAATATCATGTAATATTTTATTGTCTTGTAACATTTTTAAAAACTGCATCAATGTTTTACCACTCTTAGCGGATTTATAAAATTCTTTTGCAATACTTTCAGATGATATAAGTTCTGGATTAGAAAGAATACCCTTCAATTCAACAGCAGCATTTCTTGTTTGATCATCTAAATTAAACCCCATCTTTGCAGCAAATCTAAAAACTCTTAAAATTCTTGTAGCATCTTCCATGAATCTTTTCTTTGGATCACCAACAGCACGAACAATTTTGTTTTTTAAATCATCTAAGCCATTTTGATGGTCTATTATAGTTCCATTCTCATCTATACCAAATGAATTAATTGTTAAATCTCTTCTTTCTGTATCTTTTTGAAAAGAATCTGTTTCTGTTGATACGTTGTTTTGTCTTCCAATATTACCAGAATCGGTTCTAAACTTAGCCAAATCATAATGATAATCTCTCCATTTAATATCGTAAACAGGTTGTGAATCGTTTTTTGATATATTTCTTACTTCAAATTTATCTCCCAATTTTTCAAATGGTATATTTGTTGCAAGATCAACATCATCAACTTCATTACCCATCAACAAATCCCTTGGAACACCGCCAACTATATATATTTCTCCTTGTGGGAAAATAGATTTAATATTCTTCATCAAATCAACAGCAACTCTTAATTCTTCGGAATTTTGAAGAGCATCATTCCATTTACCGGAAAAATCCTCATCTTGTTCTTTTATTATTTTTAAATAAAGATTTTCCAATAATATTTGATCTTTGCTTCTCATTATATTATTTATTATGTGCTTTCACCTTCTCCACTACCCTCTCCACCAAATCCATATCCAAAACCGACACCCCAGTATCCACCTATTCTATTACCAATAAAAGTATCAATTGGTTTTTTTATACCACCAACTCTATTCTTTCTTTTCTTTTTTCTTTTTTTACTTTTAGATTTTTTAGACTCTGTAAAATATTTTTTAAATGTTATATAAGAATCTCCTAATTGTCCTTTATAAAAAGAAGGAGTTTGATCCACGTCCATCTGACGAACCTGTTGGGTTGCCGCTGATACTGGTTGTTCTATATCACTTCTTTCCAAACCTTCAACATTTCCGCTTTGCATATCTTCTAATTTTATTTCATATCTTTTTCCGGTATATGTGGAAATATTATATATAGATTGAGATGCACGTAAATCCTCTTCTTCCCCATAAACACCTTCTTGTTCCAATGCACGATTTATTCCACTAGCAACAATTTTTAATTGTCCAGATGTTAATTCATTTACTTCTATATGGTTTTGGTGAACTCTTGACCATCCCCATTCCTTTATTGCAAATTCTCTACCATCTCCTCCTCTACCTCTAGCAAGATGAACCATCTCATCAATCGGACCATTCATGGTAGTTTGTGTTTTAAGATAATTTATAAGAGCATCATAAGGATCATTTTCAATCTCTTCTCTTTTTTCATCATCGTCTCCAATACCAAGTTTTTCTATTATAATTCCAATAATTTCATCTATATGATTATCCAAATCTGCTGGTTGATCATCAGAATATATATCAAAATATCCTAAAACTTCTCCTGCACAACGATCTTGTACATACATCTCATGGTTCATATCTCCAATATCACCATCCGCATACATTGGATCTCCACTTTCATCAAACCAATATTCTCCCTTTATATATAAAGGTTCCATTTCGTTTTCTTCTGTTTCATCATCTATATCATCGGAATACAATCCTTCTAGATATAAATTCTCCAGTAATATTTGATCTTTGCTTCTCATTATATTATTTTAATATTTATACTTGACTGGAAAGTTTTCTCAATGTAATATCATCGTATGAATATTTTTATTCTTGATAACTGTCCAATCAAAGCTGCTCAATATCATTGTGATAAACACACAATAAAAATGATTCTGGAGCATACTCAGATGCTTTCCACTGCCATTCGTGTTCATTCAAATGACACGGTGGAAGGAGTTTATAAGATGGCACATCTGAACCATCCTTGTTCCAAGTGGACACGACAAACTCGAAACAACTTTAATTGGTTGTGTGAAATGACCGAGGAATTGTTTCAAGAATATACTCGTCGCTATGGAAAACAGCACAAGTCTTATCCTATTTTTCAAACATGCAGGAATCATGCCAATATGATTCCAGAAGGAGAATTAACACCCCATGCTCAGGCAATGCCCCCCGAATACAAAGACGCTGATCCAGTCAAGGCATATAGAACCTATTATATTAAAGACAAGAAAGAATTTTCAAAATGGAAGATGGGTAATACTCCAGATTGGTTTATTGTTTAAAGATTATTCCAGTTCATTTTGTAACCAAGTTTTTGTTGGTGTTTTTTCCTGAGATCCTTTTTCTCTTTCAAAATAAATGTGTGGTCTTCCATCTAAATCAAATTTTTTTATAGAATTTAATAAATGTTTTACAATATTTTCTGCTTGTTTTGGGTTTTTTGCTTGATAGGAATCTATTAAATCATATTTATTTGGAAAATATCCACCTTCTTGATGCCCCATAAATAATTTTGTATTATCATATAATGAAACAAATAACGGATAATTTTCTATACTTTCTACATCAGATGGATCGTTGTAAGTATTACGAATATTATTAATATCTTTCCATAAATTATCATATTGGTCTTGGTCCATTGATCTATATATGTGTTGCATAGTAAAATTATCAAAACCGTTATCAAGGATACCCTGTTCGAACTTATTGACTTTTAAAAGTTCCGCGAGTTTTGTATTATTAGGAAGGTATTTCTTTTTTAAAAGATCCAAACTTATTTTAGCTATTTTTCTATCGTTTTCTTCTGTATCAACATCTGCAATATAATTGTGGACGATATCATCATATTTATCATATAAAAAAGAATTTGGATAACCTTGACCGTGTGGAAAATTTGTTTCCCCTAATTCAAGATCTCCCATTTCGTTTTCTTGATTTTCTTCGTTTTCTTGATTTTCTTCGTTTTCTTTATTTTCTAAAATTTTTGATGTATACAAATTCTCCAATAATATCTGATCTTTGCTTCTCATAGTTTTATATATTTATATTTATTGTGTGTAAATATATAAAATGACAAATAAAGATATAATGTTATTAGAAAATGCTTATAAAAAAGTATCAGAAAGTGTTAGAAATAAATTTACTCATGAAATGGGCTGTATTCAATATGAATATTATGCTACTATGGAAGATGGAGGTCCAGTGGAAAAATTTAATGAAATGTTTAAACAATACGAACAAAATATATCTAAAAATGCAAATAGATCAAAATATATAAAAACCTCTATTTCTCTAATGATAGAAATGAAAACTATATTTAAAAATCTTGATTGTGTAAAAAAACTCATATCATTATATGAAAAATATCCAAATGTACTAGACGATAAAATATATTTTTATGTGTATAGAGCATTGAATGAATATTTTAATATAGAACCGAGTGTTGAAAATATTGCTGCTAATGATATTCTCGATAGAAATTTTATAGAAGCATATGAAAATTTACAAGGAACTATTGGTAATTTTGGACTTTAAATTATAAATATATAAAATGAATAACAAAGATACCATGATGCTCGCAGAAGCATATTCCAATATTTTAAAAGAAGAAATTGCAGATTTTAACAATAACGGTTCACCATTGGACAACATGAGTCCAGAAAGATTTAGAACAGAAAGAATAGATTCCGATGAAGAAGACAGGGCAGAAGAAAATGATAAGTTTTCACAATTGGAAATAGGATTAGGAAGACCAAATCCTTCGGTAGAACAGGGAGATCTATTGCAGGGTTTATCAGAGAATGATGCCAGAGAACTATTAAACCATCTAAATCAAAAGGGAGAAGAAAACGAAGAGAATTGGGTATTGAAGGACAATCTTATTCTACAACTTTTCGATCTTCTAAGAAACCCAAATATTTAAATTTTTTTATAACACACTTACCTTTTAGAAGTAAATATTAAATATGCACGATACTGATCAAAAAAATTTGCAAAACATATATATCAATCTATATGAAAATTTTGAACAAAACGATAATAACATTATAAATGATATTGTTTCGTTTTTCGGAGAAGAAAACGGAATACCAGAATATATAGGAAAAACTTTTATTGCTACAATACAAAATAACGGAATAGAAAATATAAATGATACCTATGAATATGTGAATAGTTTTATTAAAAAGTTGGGTATGCTTAAAGCAGGAAGTGATGTTGTTAGAGATAACACTTTAAATGCCTGTATCAAAACAAAAGAATATATACAAAGATTACAAAATTCTTAAAAAATATATTGACGAGTTAGGGTGTTTCGGTTACTATGGTGTGTATGAACTACCTCAAAATAGAAAAAAATAAAAATAACGTAATCAACGGAAAACTCACAAACGACAAGGGTTCTTTGAATATTCCCATTACCTTAATTGGAAGTGGAATCTTGAATATTTCAAAAGACAAAGAATTGAATTTGGATCCAGAAAAAATAAATGTATTCAAAAATAATAAATTTGAATATAGTATGAAAAACATCAAATTGAGCAATTTCTTCGGAAAAAATGTTATTGAAGGTGTTAATGATAGCGATTCTTTTTCTGCGGTAATCGTTGATACGAGTGAAATTAAAAATATGTGGACTAATGATTATAATGGAATTTGGAATATTGATGTTTAAATTTCAATGTATTTATAAGTTTTAACACTTTCAGAAAAACTCTTAATGTAATCTTGGTAAAGATCCATTAAGAGTTTTTCGTTTTTATCAAAACCAAGTCTTTCTAATAAATTCATAACAAAATTTTCTATATTCTTGGGATCGTTATTGTTCCGATAATTATATTCCAATGCATATGCTTCCAATTCTGCGGGGTGCATGAAATATTCTTTAAATTGTTTCTTCCAGTATTCTATAGTTTTTTCTCCCCCTAATGTTAATGTTGGAGGGATCATTTCTTTATCTTCGTATATTTGTCTGACATGTACCATTTCATGAAATAGAACATATTTTATTTCATTTCTAAATTCGTCTATGTTTTTTACAATGTCATTTAGTGTTATTATAATCCTTACGAGTGATTGTTGATTATTATAAAAAGCACCTAGGTTGAAATTTTGATTTAAATTTGGATCAATCTGAATATAAACTTCTATTTTTTGAAGATCAAATGGAATATCTTTAAGGTTATTTAAAAAATTACTATTTATAAAATTGTTTAAATCATTTTGTATCTTTGATTTATATTGTCTATATTTAACAGAATCTTCAAAATTGTTTATGAGCAAGTCTATCTCTTTTGATTTACTAAAAAGTCCCAATTTATTCATACCCTTTTCTAAAAGAATATAGAAATCATCTAGAAAACTTTTTTTTACAGATTCAGATAAAACATATCTTTGATAAAGATTCTCCAATAATATTTGATCTTTGCTTCGCATTTGATATACTTATAAAAAACTTATGGAACAACTAAATTTTTTTGAGAAGTTGGAAGAGGTTAAGAAACCTATTTGTCCGGTTTGTGGAGATTTTTTTAAATATAAATATAATAAAATATATTGTTCAGCAGAATGTTATTCTTCTATGCAAGGACATGGTAAAGAATATTGGGATTCTCTATTAAAAAAAGACAAGAAAGAATTAACAAAAAAAGAAAAAAAAGCATTAAAAGATAAAAAATATAGAGAAACCCATGCAAAATGTTTAAAAATAAAAAAGAAAGAATATGCTAAAAAGGTTAATTCAATTATTTCAAATGAAAGAAAAAAGAAAGAAAAAGAAATATTTGATCTCTTATCTTTAAGAGAGGAAGAAAAGGAATGGATTCCACTAGAGGAATGGGAAGACACTTATGATATAAGACATAATAAACAAACTGATGAAGTAGAATTAAGATATAAACACAATAAAAAAATATTATTTCCTTGTTTTTCTAAATGTAATGAAAATTATGTGTATTTTTTACAAAATAAAAATAAAAAGTCTAGTATAGCAGTTCATGTTTTAGCAGCAAAAATATTTTTAAAAAATTCAAATGATCTTCCATTCGTTAAACATAAAGACGGAAATATTAAAAATAATAAAATATCAAATTTAACTTGGTCGGAAATCCCTAAAAGACTTGCAGAAAAATGTACTAGTTTTAAAGGAATAATAAACGTCTATAAAGATGGAATATTTTTATACTCACTTAGCGGTAAAAAAGAAATAAAAAATAAAGGGTTTTGTGATTCCTCTGTTTATAATTGTGTTTATGGTATAAGAGAATCACATAAGGGGTATACTTTTGAAAGACCAAGTTTATCAGAAGAAGAAAAACAAGAAAAACAAAAAATTCATTTAGAAAAAAAGATTAAAGATAGACCAAAAAAAGTAAAATATATGTCAGATCGTTTGAAAAATGATCCAGAATTTAAACTTCTTACTATGTTGAGAAAAAGAATTCTCAATGTAATAAAAGGTAAAAAGCATTATAAATCAATAGATTTATTAGGATGCACAGTTTTGGATGCAAGAGTACATTTAGAAAAACAATTTAAAGAAGGAATGACATGGGATACTCATGGAAAATATGGTTGGCACATAGATCATATTATACCTTGTTCTTCATTCGACCTTACTGATCCAGAACAACAAAAGAAATGCTTTCATTATACAAATTTGCAACCATTATGGTGGAGAGAAAACATTTCCAAGGGAAATAAGATTATATGAAAACTTATAGTAAAAATTGTATCATATGTAATAAAGAAATCACAGGTCTTCGGAAAAAAAAACTTTGTGACAATCAAGAATGTAAAAAACAAAATGTCAGAAACATTTCCAAAAGGATACAACAAAATAGAACATTGGAAGAGAGAAAAAAACATTACCTCAAAGTTAAAGAATGGAGAAAGAGGACAGGTTACAAAAATAAAAGAAAATACGGTAAAGGCACGGGTATAAAATATCAAATGATGCGTAATCTTAATGGGAGATACGTTCATGCATTAAAGGCTCAAAAAGTGAAAAAAAGTGAAAAGTCTTTAGAATTATTAGGATGTTCTATAGAATACTTTATGGATTATTTGGAAAGTAGATTTAAACAAGGAATGGTGTGGATGAATTATGGTCAATATGGTTGGCATTTGGACCACATCAAACCTTGCATAGCTTTTGATCTATCAGATCCCAAACAACAAAAAGAGTGCTTTCACTACACAAACATACAACCGCTCTGGTGGTGGGAGAATATTTCAAAGAATGAAATGATTTCCCATCTTAAAAAATCTATAGAGTTTAAAAATATTTTTACAAAACCCAATCTACAACAATCTAAGAGCCAATGAAAACTTGTCCAAAGGAGCAAAAATATTATGATACAGGTTGAAATTAAAAAAGAATGGGTGGAAAATGCCAAACAGAAGGCAAAGGAATTAGGAGTATTAAAACATTCATTCATGAAAGGGCAGGGGAATATTATAGGATTCTTGGGAGAAATCATGGTTGCCGATTTTTTAAAGGCAAAAATAGAAAATACCTATGATTATGATTTAATAAAGGGAAATGTAAAAATTGATGTAAAATCTAAAAAATGTACCAGTAAACCAAAAGATTATTATGAATGTTCGGTTGCTGCATATAATACAAGACAAAAGTGTGACTTTTATGTTTTTGTAAGAATATTGGATAATTTGGAAACAGGATGGATATGTGGAATAATCAACAAGAAAAAGTTTTTTGAAAATGCCACACTATATAAAAAGGGTTATACGGATACATCAAACATGATGACATTCAAGGAAGACACATATAATACAAAAATTAAAGATTTGGTAGATTTTAAAATACTTTTGGAAAATAAGAGAGAGGGTTAAGGAGGGGGGGGTATATAGGGAAGTACCCCCTTATATGGCTTACCCCCTATATAGGGAGTACCCCCCATATATAGGTAGGGGGGGGGCATTGCCCAGAAACTTTTTTCTGTCAAGCTTTTTTTTGTCAGA